TTACCTGTTGCAGAGTATCTTTGTAGTTCGTTGAGACATCTTCTCCAATCTGGGAAAAATTTGTTGATAAGTTCTGCCACAACTCTTTCATCCGATTTAACATTTTCAGTCTCCAAAATGTGTTGTACACGTTTCATGAAACCCATTGCAAGTTGTGGTTTCTCTGCATTTGGAATACGAAACTCCACTGTAGAACACCGACTGTGCAATGGTTCAATAATACGATTTCTGAAGTTACAGGTTAGAATGAAACCACAGTTTCTACTAAACTCCTCAATAAAACCACGCAACGCAGGCTGTGTGGATTGTGGATTTAGATAATCTGCCTCATCCAGAATAACGTATTTGCGTTTACCATCCATAGAAACAGTACTCGCAAAGTTTTTGATTTTAGTTCGTAACATATCAATACCAGATTCTTCCGAACCGTTTATCATCATGTAAGTACAACCAATCTGTTCCAACATTGCTTTTGCAATTGTAGTCTTACCAACACCAGCAGTGCCTGTAAGTAACAAGTTTGGAATTTCTTCGTTGTCTACGAACTGTTGAAATGTCTGCTTAAGTTCACTTGGAAGTATGCATTCCTCAATCGTCTGAGGCCGATACTTCTCTACCCATAATATATCATCCATATTAAGCAGTCTCTAGTGCTATGTAGTATTCAACATCCTTACTAACATTCTTAAAACGTGAGATACCTTTTTCAGATACCTGTACGTCATAATCACCAGATAAGAGTTTAAGATTTTCTACTTTGAAATAGAACTTCTTACCCTTTGCTGGACTTTCTGCACCAACTTCAATACTGAAACTATTTGATGTATCGTTCTTACGGTCACTTACACGCAAGTCCATGATACTATCAGTACCAATATCCAGAACCATATCTGGAGCACCAAGAACTGCCGCAGCCTTCATTACTTGATTGAATGTATCTTTGGTCAGAGTAAACTCTGCATCCACAGACGGCATACTGATTTCTGTCTTTGGTGTTGTTACAACAGATGGGTCAGAATAGAAGTAAGTCAAGTCTTGACTACCTTGTGCAATTCTAACACTCTGTTCATTGAACGTGAGTTCTGGGTCATTGAATAGAGACAATGCAGACAAGAACTCATTCAAGTCATAGATTGCAAAGTCGCTGTCAAATGTATCAGGCACAGTTGCAGTAGATACAATGTTCTTCATTTGAGACATTGTTGCAATTCTGTTTCCTGTTGTCACTAAAAGGTTTGCATTGATAGACGCATAGTTCTTCAATACTTCCCTTGTATCATTACTAAGTTTCATAATATTATTTCTCCATCATATCGTGATTATGTAGTGCCATTATACCATAATGAATCACTTTTAACAAGTCTTTTCTGTTCTTGCCATCTTTTTTTCCGTATCGTTGTGAATATTTTAGAATATTCCCAATACAGAAACCTTCACCATGTCCACTGTCCATGATAAATTCTGTTGCTTGAAATTTATTGTGCGAGTAGTGAGAAGCATATGTACTGTCAATGTACTCTTGCATCTCGTTCAGAATTTCGTCTTCTGAATATTTGTAGTCAATCTTTTTCACATTTACATCCTATAAGTTAGATGGGGGGCGAACCCCCCATCTGGTGCTACATTTAGTATGCGTACTTTGTACCAAGTACAGACGCAATACCAGCGGCAATGATTTCCTTTGAAGGAGTTCCCATTCTATACGCAACACCTTTTGCAGTGTCATTAGTATAGATACAGTTACCTTCTGATTTCAAAGTGTCAATCATTTTAGTTGGTGAAGTAAGGTCAAACCTTGTTCTCAAAGTCTTCCACGTTACATTTTCACCTTTTGACAAAAGGTTGAATACCTTCTGCTTTTTGCTTAGTTTTTTATAGCTCATAATTTCTCCATATTTTATTAATTGAGTATTCACATCATATCAAATAAGAACCCATTTGTCAAGGGGTTTATTTGATTTTAATCACTTGAGGTTTTTTCTCTTCTGGTACAATTCTTTCTAAATCAATAGAAAGCATACCATTATCGAGTTTTGCACCATTTACAACAATATCATCTGCAAGGGTAAACTTCCTAGTGAAGTTCCTTTGAGAAATACCTTTATAAAGGGTTTCCTTTTCCTGTTTCTCCTTAACTGATTTAACAGTAAGAAGACCTTCAGCAAATTCAATTTCGATATCATCCTTACCGAATCCAGCGAGTGCCATTTCAATAGTGTAATTGTACTCATCTGATTTTTCGATATTATAAGGCGGATACCCTGTTGATTCTGCTTGATGGGTTACATAGTCAAACAGTCTATCAAACTGTCTGTCAAAGCCCACGGCATAGGGTGTCATGTGATTATAATCGAATGCCTGAAGGGCATTCCTAAGTGTGCTTAAGTTAGTCATTTTTATCTCCTTTATTAAGCAAGATTAATAAACGTAAACCGATAATTCGCATTTACGTCTATATTTATATGGGGATTGAAAACCAAATTTCAACCCCCACACAAATTCTTTTTTAGGCAGCTTCAGCGTACTCAAGTGCCTTATCAAGTGCATTCAACTTGACCTTACGGTTACGTCCGTACCATGATGAAACCAAACGTCCATCATTTGAACGACCTTGCAAGTGGTCAGTCATGTTAGTGACTGAGTTAAATGCAGTCCACCATGTTCCTTGTGCGAACTCAGCACCAGGCTGAACATCAAGGTTTTCATGGGCAAGTTTTGCGTTACGAGTTGTGAACGGTAGAACACCTTCCACTTTCTCTTTTGCAGGCGAACCAAACACTTCATTGAAGTATTGAATTACATTGTCACCTGTTGCTTTCTTAGAACCAAGAAACGCAGCCATTGATTTGTATTCTTGCATTTTCTCATTTGCAATACCCATGTGTTCTTTTACTTCAGCAGGGTCAAATGCCTTACGGTGATTTACCGTTACCATTTTATCTGCATTTTGTGAAAGAGATAGGGTTAGAGTATTGTTACACACAACACGAATTGGTGTCATACGAATGTTAATCGCTTTACCAAACTGATGTGGGTTTGAGAACAAGAAGTAGTTCTCTGTAACGTCACCGTTGAATAACTCAAATGATTCTTTACACTTTGCAAGTGCCCAGACCATCTGACCATCCTTGAGTGAACCAGCGGTGTGCATTTCCATGTCACCAGCCATTACATACTCATGGAAGAATTCAAACGCTTCTGAGTTCTGCACAGGATTCCAACCTGTACCAACAACATCTAATACAGAGTTGTCAGAAGAGCGAACCAACGCTTCTTTGTTTTTGATTTTTACACCTGTTGATGTAACAAGTGGTTGTTTCTCTACTGTCCAATCAAGTCCAGCAACCTTTTGGAATTGGTCTGGTGTGAGGTCTGCCTCAACTTTAGTACCAAGTCCATGCCAAGGTAAATCACCGACATACGCCATTTGTGCTTCACCATTTACGATTTCAAGTTCATGTGCCATAATATATTTCTCCGTTTTTTCACTTTACTATTACATTATATACGTTCTAATAACAAATGTCAAGATGTTTTTAGAACTTTTTTCAATTTAATTCTTGGTCTTGCCAACTCCAATCAGATATTCTGTCATCAGAAGTTCGACCAGCGAATATTAAAGTGTCAGTATCCCAATCTATGTCACCATGTGAACGATGGTCATGCCATCTATGCACAAAGTCGATATCCCAGATACGAGATGCCCTTTGCACCTGTTCATCTGTCATACCAAAAACATGAATTACCATACCGAATCACCTCATCTTACTTATACAGTATACTTGTTTTAATAACAAATGTCAAGAGGTTTTTACAAAAACTTTTCTAAATTAGCAACTTTTTTTGGTGTTCTACCCCAATATTCTGTAGGGGTGACTTTTGGTGTGTCGTGAAAGAGATACCATGCACATGAATCTTTACCGCTTGTACCACCAAACCACATAACACGACCAATACTTACAATCTTTTTGCACTTCTCCATATATGGAATACTCTGTATCGTGTTAGGCCATTCTGCATCAAATAACAACCATGTTGGTTTCATTGGTGAAAAGTGGTCTATCATCCTATGTAATAGTTTTCTATCCCAAGGCGGATTAGTTATGATTAACTGCGAACTTACATGGTCTATATCAAATGCATCTTTCTTAGATACCCTGTCATCCATAGGTTCAATATCAGATGCCATGTCACATATACCAAGATGTTTCTCAATGTGGTCAATCAGTCTACCGTCACCACCACATGGTTCACAAAATGTAAATGGTTTCTGTGGTAGGTGTGGAATTAATGGTTCAAATGCATGATATGGTGTTGGATAATAATCTCGTTCAACACGTTCAAAATTACTTCTTTTTCCCATCTTCTTCCTCATAAAGAATTAACGCAATCAAAGCATAGTTTGCCATATCAATCAAAGTATCCTTAATACTCTCATCCTTGACCTCTAACTTTTCTTTCTTTGCGAAACCCATGATACGACTAAACTTGTCTCCAATACGAACACAACATCCCTTCCATGCTGGAATGCCTGCCATCTCACAAGTTCTGAAGTTTGCAAACACATCATCTGTACTTGCGTAGTCATGACGCTTTGCGTTATGAGTTGTCTTCATATCTTCTAATAATTCATAAAACCGTTCACTCTGATTCATATTATGCTACCTTACTAAAGTTTTTTACTTTCTCAAATTTAACCACACTTCTGAATTTGTCAATCAACATATCCTGTTTGTGTGAAATGATGAACACATTCTCTTTATCAAACGTATTCAAAATCTTTAGGAAATCATCTGTTCCTGTTGCATCCAACGAACTATCGAATATCTCATCAAGTATCAATAGATTAGTATTCGTTGAATTCTTCATCTTTGCAATAGCTCTCCAAGTAAAGAGTAATGCAAGGTCAATACGCATCTTCTCACCTTCAGAAAAGTTTGCATATGAAAACACATCACGAAAGCGTGACTTGATTGTTTCATTGAAGTTCTCATCAATATTAAAGTTGACAAAGAAATCCATAGAAGACAAATATGTGTTAATCAACTTATTCATGATAGGAAGATATTGTTTGATAATCTTAGTCTTGATGCCAGTGTCCTGTAATAGATTCTTTGCAACATCATAATATAACATATCTTCTTTTAACTTTGACTTGGTTGAATCTAGACTATAACACATTTTTTTGAGATTGTCAAGTTTTTCATAGTCTGTTTTCGTAACATCTCCACTTTCTATTTGACGTATCTCTTCAATTAGTGTAGCATTGAATTTTTCTAGTTCAGTAATACCACTGTTGAGTTTTGCAAGTTTGATTGAATTGTCATTGATAACCTTTGCGATATCCTTGAACTCTTTTAACTTACCATTTGCCTTATCCATTTCAGTCTTCATCTGAAGTAGACCTGTAGTAAGTTCATTGACCTGTTCAGTTCTTTGTGATATAGTCTTTGCTTTGAAGTCTTCACTAATAGATTGTTCACAAGTAGGACAGTCATCATTCTCTTGCATGAATGTTATCATACGTTCATGACGAACCTGTTTGTCTTTCAACGTGAACTGTATGTCTTTTAGTTTATCTCTTTTCTCTATGGCTTTATCTTCACTAGACATTGCATCTAAAAGGGTCTGGTTCTCTTCCGTGATTCTTTTGACCTCTGCGTTGCGAGTGAACACTTCCTCTTCATTACCATCTCTAAGAGTTGTCTTTTGAGATAGAAGAGTGTCTTTATTCCTTTCAATATCCTCAATGTATTTCTCCTGTAACTCTACCTTTTCTTTGTGTAGGTCTGCTTGGTATTTGTTCTCACTGATATCTGTGTTTAGAGATTTCACCTTACCTTTCAGAATTAAATTCATCAGCGAGAATATCTTAATGTCAAGAATGTCCTCTACAACTTCCCTTCTTGCCTGTGACTTCAACTGCATAAAAGGAATAAATGTCGATGACCCTAGAATCACGACTTGTGTAAATGAACGATAGTTCAACTTCAAGATTTGTTGTTCTAGATGCTTTTGATAATCCCTTGCGTTTGCACTTTGGTTTATCATATTACCATCTACCCAAATCTCAAATGTATTTGGTTTAATCCCACGAACTACTTTGCATTGTTTATTCTGTGTTTCAAATTCTATTTCAACAACCGTACCTTGGCCATTGACTGTATTAATAAGTTGGTTCTTACTGATTTGTCTGAACGGTTTACCAAACAATCCAAAACATAGTGCATCAAGAATAGTGGATTTACCAGCACCATTCTCACCAATAATCAAAGTTGATGGGTTTCTATCTAGTTGTATTTCGGTAAACGTGTTACCTGTCGATAGAAAGTTTTTCCACCTTGCATACTTAAATGTAATCAATTATAACTCCAAATCATTTGCTTCAAGATACAAAGTACGCATTGTACTTTTCAATCGGTTCTTATCAATATCAACCTCTAACTCATCTATGTACCTCTCTAAGAGGGTTGTAGTATCCTGTGCGTTCTCAATAATCTCATCAGATACATTCTCTGCATCTAACTCTGAGAAGTCCTCGACAATCTTAACCTCATGCGTCTTAACGGCAAGTAGTCTATCAAGGAACTGGTCAAAACCGTACAAGTCTTTCTTGTTGACTACAACTAACTTTACAAACTTGTCTTCATACTGTTCTACATCATGTGTAGTATAATCGGTCTGACTATCATCATAATAAATCTTTGCAAAGATTTTGTGTGGAT